TGGATACTGAGTGGTCAATCGATAATCCCAATTCGATATCGTGACAAGCGTCCGGAGATTAGCGCGTGGGAGCCGTATAAAAGTCAGCTACCGTCTCCAAAAGAAATTATACACTGGTTTCCGGATAAATTCCATAACTTGGCAATTATCACCGGTGTGCGGGGATTAGCTGTGGTGGATTTCGATTCAATGGATCGCTTTATCTACTGGCAACTGTGGGCGACAAAAAGAGGTTTTCCGGCCGACTATGTGGCCGGCGTGACCTACAAAGTCCAGACTGCCCGGGGGATGCATGTATATATTCGTCTGCCACATGACGAGCGCAACCGGTCGCTGGAAGGGATTGACGTGAAGGCGAAGGGCGGCTATGTATTGGCACCGCCATCGATACACCCCAGTGGTGTTCCGTATAAAGCGGTCAACCCGGGTGCACCGATCGTCCAGGTAAACGCGCTTTCGGAGATCCTTCCGGCGACGCTACTGACCCGCGATACTGAGTTACCAGATAATGTGGTGGTGCCGGGTGCATTTATAAACCCAGTGAAATACACTGATGATCCCTGGGTAGCTGCAGAGGCTCAGACGGATGCTGGCCCCGATCTGGTGAGCCGCATCCGGAATTATTTTCGGGTTGAAGATTTTTTTCCTGGTGCGATTGCATCGAGCATGGATAGGCGCTGGATGCTGGCATTGTGTCCATTTCATGATGATCACACACCATCACTTTGGCTGGATACACAGCGGCAAATTTGCGGATGTTATGCGGGATGTACTATTAAACCTCTCGATTGTATAAATCTGTTCGGTCGATTGCATGGGCTCAGCAATCGGGATGCGATTTTAATGATGGCGAAAGGATTATTGAGATGACAGTAAATGTGGTAGCTGTAGTGGTGAGTGAAAAGCCGGAAAATTGTCGCGAGTGCAATTTTGTGCAGGGTTTTTCTAAGTGGTGCTTGGTAGCGGATCGGGAGTTGACATCAGATATGGGCAAGCCAGTATGGTGCCCGTTGCTAACGTCCACCGAGCTGATTGAAAAAATGAATTTGCAACACCTGGACGGGTTTCAGTTCCCCCCAAATGCTGAGTTACCCGTCAGAAAAGGACATGCCAGGGCGGCTGATTTTGATCGCTATTTGCCCCATGGCGGCTCTCCCGGTAGATGGGATTAGGAAAGTTGGGATTAGGAAAATATGGAAATTGAAGCTGGCCAATTAGAAAGTGGATAAACTCTCGATAATTGATTGTGTCGGTGTCAATCACGGAGAAAGCGAGAAATGAAGTCGTGAGTATGTTGCTGGCGAACGCGAATGCAAAAAGGATTCCGCTTGTTAACAAGAGCGTTGATATGGTGTTCACCTCTTTACCATTCAAGCAGGAGGATGTTGACGGCTATTATTGGAATGAGCACTTTTGCTGGATGGAGGAGTTATTGCGGGTAACAAAAAAGGTGGCCATCGTAATTAATTCCTCTACAAAACTATTGGGCCAGGTTGAGGTTTTCCCGCCTGACCGTATATTAATTTGGGGCAAGGGTGTGAGCCAGTATTCTTATCGCTATAATCCGATTTTCGTTTATCAGATACCCCCCTACAAAGCAAACAAATATATTTGGTGTGATGCGTTTGGAGTTGAGGCGGTGACCGGTAGGTGGAAAGTGCATCCGTATCAGGAGCCGCTACTGCTTTACAAGACGATTATTGAGATGTTCGGGGACTGTCAAACCGTATTGGACCCGTTCATGGGGTCAGGTACAACCGGTGAGGCATGTGCTTTGCTTGGGAAAGATTTTATCGGCATTGAAATTAACCCGCGCTATATTGATGTTTCAAAAAATAGACTGATGAAGAATCAACGTCCCATTGCCAACGGTGTCAATCAATTGTCGATAGGATATGATGACTAATAAACAATATATAACAAAGTAGAAAGTGAGGAGTAATGAAACGGACAAAAGAGTGGTGGTCAATGCTGGATAAAGACGAGAGGTCGCATCTGGTATATCTAGAAAGGGCCTCGAATATGTCTTCTGGTTATGGGGGCCTGGTACCCGATGACTGTTCAAGTTGCACAGCCTGTGGTCAAGTGACACTAGGCGGTGGATTATGTCCAGAGTGTAGCGATCAACTAGACTACTACATCGAAAAAGCCAACAGGGCGGTTAAAATGAAAAATTACACCATTATCAGGCCCGACCCTCAACTAGAGAATAATCTGATGGCTTTCGGGTTCATGTGTGGCCCTGGCTGGTATCCATTGATCTATGAGACTCTAGACGCCATTCAGCTGGTTGTCGACCGGGACGGTCTTGACCTTGAGGTCGCCGAGATCAAAGAGAAATATGGTGCACTTCGAATTTATATGTCTGGCTACGTCCCGGAGGTTGAGGAGATCATCAAAGAGGCAACGCGTAAATCTCTAAAAATATGTGAGGTATGCGGAGAAAGCGGCGAGCGGATCGATAGATCGGGCTGGCTGATGACGCGTTGCAACAAGTGTCTGGAGAAAGGATAAAAACCATGATGCCAGTAAACAAAGGGTTGGCAATGTTTCTTTTTGGGATGCTCCCAGAGGAAGCACTAAAAGCAAATATTTGCGTAAACTGCAAAGAGCCTGCGATAACGTTTCGCGATGATGTGTCCAAGAAAGAATACAAGATCAGCGCATTTTGCCAAACTTGTCAGGACGAAATGTTTGATTCGGAAGGTGAGGAGTGATGAAACAGAAAGCCTATTTAATTTGTCCGGTCAGGAATACATTTACCTATTACAAGAATATCATTGATGACCAAGTTAAATTCCTGGAACAGACTTACGATGTTTACTATCCTGCACGTGATACTAATCAAAATCAACAAGAAATCTCAATCTGCGACGCCAATTTGAAAGCCATTCAAGAGGCAGATGTTGTCTTTATAATTTGGGATGGTATATCCCAAGGATGCCTGTTCGACGCGGGTATGGCATTTGCATTAGGAAAGCCATTGCGAGTTATTACTGGTTACATGCCCCGTATGACGAGGGATAAAAGTTTTCAAAATCTATTTTATGCTTGGGAAGAAAGTGAGGAGTGATGAGAATTATCAAAGTAATTGTGGACAAATTACCCATGAACTGTAGTCAATGTCTATATTTTGATGTTGACAGTTATTCAAGTTGTCTTTTGACACGGCAAAAGGGACGTGGCAACTGGATAACATATTCTAGGGTTGTTACTGATACTCGTCCCGACTGGTGCCCGCTTTTGTCCATTAACCCACCCGGAGAATGGAGCTATAAAAGAGGGCTAAAGAGCCTTAAATTGCTTGATTTATTGCAAGAGCTAACCGATTCAGAAAGTGAGGAGTGATGGAAGAGTTTATGGAAGTATTAATAGACCTAATCCACTCAATGCGCGGTTTAGAGGGCGAACAGGTCACGGAGATCGGTATCAACTGGATATGCGAGAAAGGGGTCGGAAATCTATTGGTTTCTCAGATCATCACTGTTGAAGGTGATGTTTCTTATCACATCGACAACGAAATGATGAGCCGCGACTTTATCAAACGGGTGCTTTGCGCAATTGTTGACCAGGCAACCCTAGAAAGTGAGGAATGATGCGAAAAACATTTACCATTCAAAAGATTATCATCGATGGCGTTTTACCAGAACGATGCGGAAAATGCTGGCTGTCGGTTAGATCACCTCATCCAGCATTTACTCGCATCTGTGTTGTAGCAAATGGAGCTATAACACCGCTGGGGGAATCAAGCGGACGTCCTGATTTTTGCCCGCTTGAATTATATTCAGGCCAAAAAACCCATGTTTCTCAGAACTGCGAGGTCGGCGAACCCTGGGGTAAACCAACCGATTTTAGTAAACACAGAATAGTAGGTAAATGGCCAACGTTTTTAGAAGGTGAGGAGTGATGGACTATAAATTTATTCCCACGTCAGATATGATGGAACATGAATTTATACCTACACCAGAGATGAAAATTGCCGAATTGCTGGAGCGGGTAAAAAGAATTGAAAAGATGCTGGAAAAATTGACTGGTAGTTCATTCTCCAGTTCTGCAAAATATAATCCGGTAAGCGGCAAGGTAGAAAGCGAGGAAGAATGAATTGCTCAACCTGTAAATATTCTGCCATTGATACCATAACGCCCCCGTACTCAGATGAAACCCACGAGGAATTATGCTGTCACCGATATGCCCCAAGAATGATTCATGGAGCAGGTGCAGGGTACTCTGACTGGCGCTGGCCACAAGTCGCCCCCAGCGATTTCTGTGGAGAATATCTAGCAAAAGAAAGTGAGGAAGAATGAGATTAATCAAAGCAATTGTGGATCAGTTGCCAGATGGGTGTTATGATTGCGATTTTATACACAGGGCTAGTAATCGGTCTGGCGTGGGCGATAAAGATGAAGCGGGACATTTTCGCTATTTGTGTATAGCAAATGGAAACAAAAGAACGATGTTCAACTACGGGGAATATGATCGTCCCGACTGGTGCCCGCTTTTGTCCATTAACCCATCCGGAGAATGGAGCTATAAAAGGGGACTAAAGAGCCTTAAATTGCTTGACTCATTGCAAGAGCTAATCGATTCAGAAAGCGAGGAGTGATGAGTGAGTGGATTGATATTAGGGACAGGCTTCCTAGTGAGATGGAAAATTGCTTGATAATTAATACAGTTGGTGATATAGCCGTAGGATGGTTTGAGGAAAGCGATTTTGAGTGTTGGGACGACAGATTTCATAATCATAGGCTTGTCACTCATTGGATGCCTCTGCCAAAACCGCCGAAAAAGGAGGAATGATGCAAGAGCTATGGAGATTAGAAACCATTATTCTTTGTGTAGACAACTTCGGCAGATATTATTTACAAATAAAAGATGACGATGGTTGTCGGCGCTATCCTGTCTATACAAAAGAACTCGTAGAGCTGTGCAACGTTCTTAATGATGAGTTTCCTGAATAAAATTTAACAAATCGGGAGAAAACCGCTGGCCTACACTGCGCGCTCGGATGACATTAAAACGCTAAACCAGGTCTTGGATAGCGACGACCTCGCAAAAATCGAAGAGGCGCTGAACACTGTTCTGAAACACGGCTGGGGTACAGTGGAGATCCAAATCGCCCGCGGTCAAGTGTCTGGTTTTAAGTTTTCCATCGAAGAAAAATTGAAATCGTTTTCAGGCGAATGACTTTTAGAGTTACTTACAAAAGCACTTATAAAGGTACTTGTAAAGGCACTTGTAAAGGCTTTGTATATATGATATACTGAAAGAGACAAGTAACCCGCTCCCAGAGCAGGTATTAATCTGCCCGGAGTATGTCACTGATTGATGCACATCCCAGAGCGAGCACAAGCTGGCCCGGATGGCATCGTCTAAAATCAGTGATATGTTCCGGGCTTTTTGTTTTATTTACAGTTTATTTACAGGAGGTAAATATTGTGGAACAAGTCTTGGGATTGGTAGAACAATTGATGGCCCTGGGCGGTTTTGCCGCGTTTGTGGCGATCCTGATCAATGTGTTGAAGACATTCGGTGTGGTCAAGGATGGTACATCCGGCACCTGGGCGGCTGGGCTGAACCTGGCTGGGCTAATCGCGCTATTTGCGCTGAACATTGTTGAGCCCGGCTTTGATGTGGGCGGTGTGGATGCCCATTTGGCACAAATTGCTCAAATTCTGACCCTTATCTTTAACTATATAATGCAAAACTGGGTCAGCAAAGGCACGCACCAGGTACTTTCCAGCGGCGGCGTACCCGTAATTGGGCGCTCTTACACGCAAAATACTGAGTAACTAACATGGATACAACCGCCATTATCATTGCGATATTCGGTGTCATTGGCGGCGGCGGGTTAGGTGCGGCTATTGTCAGCTGGCTGGCTAATCGCAAGAAGGTAAATGCGGATATCGCTGCCACGCTGATGGCTTCAGCCGAGGTGCGCATTCAAGCGTACGAAGAGCGCACCATCAAGCTGGAAAATAAACTGCATCAGCTGGAATGTGAGATTTCAAATCTTCGGGACGATAAAGCGGAGAGGGAAACTGTGATCGAAACACTGAGGCGAGAAAACGAAGGCTTGAAAGTCAAGATTGAGTCTCTTGAAAAAGAGAGCAAACACAAAGACCAAGTGATCCAGGCGCTGACAGCGCGTGTGAGTGACCTCGAAAAGCAGCTGAAGTCGTTCAAAAGCAAAGGCGATGATGAATGAGCAGGTCGGGCCTCAGAATAATCTGCAACAGATTATAACAATTCTGGCCAAGATTAGCGCCTTGAACATCAGGATGAATGCAATCGATGACCGTGTGAAAGTGCTTGAGCACTGTACACAAAGTCATGAGGGCCGATTGGAGGACCTTGAAGGCTGGAAGGATAAACTCGATGACAAGCTGGAGGATCAGTCATAGATCTTCCTTTTTCCCGCAATTCAACGGTGGGGGGCGGTGAGTTTTTCTCCTTTTCTCACTAATGGATGCCCCCCACCAATGATGAGCTTAATCAATGATGAGTTTAATGATTTCTATTGGGCGCTAACTATTGGGCACTAATCCGGAAATAAACCAGTGACAGAACCGACAAAAACAGGACAATATCAGAGAATCTCAGAAGTTTTCAAGCAGTTGAGCCGGAATCAACTGCGCTTTGTGGTTGCTATGCAAGATCATAAAACGAAAACGGATGCGGCCAAAGCGCTGAGGATCCCGGTTAGAACGGTCTATAACTGGCCCCATTATGTTGACGAGGCAATTGAATATGTTCAACGGGACATAGCCAATTCGGCCATTGCCATGCGCAAGCAGGCATTGGTCAAGGCCATGGCGGTCAAGATCAATGCCCTGGAGAGCAAAGATGAGCGGGTCCAGCAGGCGGCCGCCTCAGAGATCATCGAGGCCGAGCTGGCCAAGATCGAAGCCGGCCTGGGGGATGAGTTGGAGAGCCTCTTTCGATTGCCGGCCGATACAATCTCAGGATCCTTTTTTGATGCGTATCGGGATATCCAGGCCCATAAGCATACTGAGTATGTCTTTAAGGGCGGTCGTGGGTCAACAAAGTCCAGCTTTGTTTCCGAGGTGATCATCGAACTGCTGATTAATAATTCGGACTGGCATGTGTTGGTAACGCGTCAGGTGGCCAATACGCTGCGGGATAGTGTTTACTCCCAGCTGGTGTGGGCGATCAACTACCTGGGGTTATCGGACCGCTTTAAGTGCACCACCAGCCCGCTGGAGATCACATACATCCCCACGGATCAGAAGATTTATTTCAGGGGCGGCGATGACCCGCTGAAGATCAAATCGATCAAGCCACGGTTTGGGTACATCAATATCTTATGGTTTGAAGAGCTGGATCAGTTTCGAGGCGCTGCGGAGGTGCGGTCAATTGTACAGTCTGCGCTGCGGGGCGGTGACCAGGCTTATATCTTCAAGAGCTACAACCCGCCACGGAGCCGGAGCAATTGGGTCAATAAACAGCTCGAGATTCCCAAGGATAACCGGTATATACACGAGAGCGATTACCGATCGGTGCCCGCGGAGTGGCTGGGACAGGCGTTTATTGACGAGGCAATGTTCCTCAAAGACGTCAATCCGCCGGCTTATGAGCATGAATATCTGGGCATTGCCACGGCCGTGGGCGGGTTAGTATTTGAAAATGTGGAGATCAGGGAGATCACCGATGATGAGATTGCGGAGTTTGACCGGATCACTGACGGATTGGACTTCGGCTACTATCCAGACCCGGCGCACTGGAACCGGATGCATTATGATGCAGCCCGATTGACGCTGTATATTTATGACGAGTACCGCGGTTGGAAGCACAGCAATCAACAGCTGTATGACATGCTGACAGGTCATAAGGGCGTCTTGCCCAACGACGCGATCATTGCAGACAGTGCTGAGCCGAAGTCGATTGCCGATTTGCGCACATGGGGGCTGGCGATCCGCGGCGCAGAAAAGGGGCCCGGATCAGTAGATTACAGTATGAAGTGGCTGCAATCGCTGAGAAAGATCGTGATTGACAACCGGCGCTGTCCTCATACGGCAGATGAATTCCTCAATTACGAGTATGAACAGACCAAAGATGGCGAGTACATTTCGTCCTATCCGGATCGGGATGATCATGCGATTGCGGCCGTGCGCTATGGAACGAACCTGATTTGGAGACGGCGAGGGCAGTGATGTTCCAGAAAATACTGAGTTATATCAGAGATTGGATCAGAAAAATGATCGGAAAACAAAACATTAAACAGGCACTTAACATTGATCTGGCGATCAGTGGGAATATGGCAAATGCACTGGAAACCTGGTCCCGTATGTATGCGAATGACGCGGAATGGATCAACCAGGATGTGCGCTCGATGGGGTTGGCTGCAGCCATTGCCAACGATCTCGCTCGGGCCACAACCATTGAAATGGAGGTTGAATTCAGCGGGTCCGCACGGGCCAAGTATCTGGAGGATGAATTTGCCCGGGTGATGGCGAGGCTGCGCCACCAGGTGGAGTTTGGCTGCGCAAAGGGCGGTCTGATTTTCAAGCCCTACATCGATGGAGATCGGATTGCGATCGATTTCGTGCAGGCGGATCAGTTCTTTCCAGTGGCACTCGATGTGGATGGGGATATATCGTCAATTGTGTTTGTAGACCAGCGGCGCAAAGGCGATGTGTGGTATACCAGGCTGGAGTATCACAGCATGACCGATCAAGGCTGCCAGATTGTCAATCAGGCCTATCGCAGCAGCAACCAGGATACGCTGGGCCAGAAGGTGCCGCTGGCCAGTGTGGACGAGTGGGCAACGATTGAGGAAGAGGCGCTGATTACTGGCATTGAACGGCCGCTGTTTGCCTATTTCAGGTATCCGCAAGCGAATAACATCGATCCGGACAGCCCGTTGGGGGTATCGTGTTACTCTCGAGCGGTTGACCTGATTGAACAGGCCGACAGGCAGTGGTCCAGGCTGTTGTGGGAATTTGAAGCCGGTGAAATGGCAATCTTTGTTGATGATTTGGCGTTTGGCAGAACCAGCGATGGCAAAGTTAAGTTGCCACACAAGCGTCTGTACCGCTCGCTGGATATGGGCGGGGCAGCGGACGATCTGTTCAAAGAATGGGCACCCAGCCTGCGAGAGCAAAATATACTGAGTGGTCTGGATGCCATTCTAAAGCGGATCGAATACACCTGTGGGCTGGCTTATGGTACCTTGAGTGATCCAAACACGGTGGATAAAACAGCTACGGAGATCAAGATCAGCAAACAGCGGACTTATGCCACGATTGTTGACACACAGAAAGCGCTTGAGGCGGCATTAGAACAATTGATCTGGTGTATGGATGTATGGGCAACGATCGGGAGCCTGGCACCGGCCGGCGCTTACCAGGTGGCGTTTCAGTTCGATGACAGTGTGGTGGTTGACAAAGATACTCAGTTTCAGCAGGATCTGAGATTGGTTGGACAGGGACTGATGAGTAAATTGGAATTTCGGCAGAGAAATTTTGGTGAGAGTGAAGAGATGGCGCGCAAGGCACTGGCTGAAGTGGACGCTGAGCGACAACCAATGATGATACCGGAGGTGGAATGATGGGAGATGACATGAAGATTGAAGGCAAAGGAATATACATCTGGCAATTGAGCCGCTGCGATGGCGGCGACATGGCGAAGGTCGTGTCACGCCTGAAAGCGGCTGGTATGACGCACGTTATGCCAAAGATTGCGGACGGCGTGTATACGGACACAAACGGCAACTGGGCGTACCTGCCCGCCCTGGTGGACATGTGTCACAAAGCAGGCATCCAGGTAATCGGCTGGCAGTATGTGTATGGGGCCAAACCGACTGGAGAAGCGGATCGGGCGATCACTGAGTTGCGCAAACTGCCCTTTGACGGGTTTGTGATCAACGCAGAACATCAGTACCGCGACCTGGCGAACAATGCCCAGGCGGCCAAGACCTATTGCCAGAGACTGCGGGCGGTTTTCCCTGACCTGCTACTGGGTCTGTCCACCTACCGCTTTCCACACTACCATCCGCGTTTTCCCTTCAACGCTTTTCTGGAATATTGCGATGTGAACATGCCCCAGGTCTACTGGATGCAGGCCAACGGCACGGTGCCAAGGCAGTTGGCCGACACCATCAAGGCGTATGAGGGGTATATCCAGCGGCCCATGATCCCTACCGGGGCTGCCTTTGCAGAACACGGCTGGACGGCAATACCAAGTGACCAGAAGGTGTTCGTGAACGAGGTCAAAAAGCACGGGCTTACGGGTTGTAACTGGTGGGAGTATTATGAGGCGTTCAATCGGACAACTGCGCTGGGGCAGGCCATCGCCGAGGCGCGCTGGGACATATCAGAACAGGAGGATGATGAGGTGTTATATCAGGTAAAAGTTATTGTCACGGCCTTGAACGTGAGAACTGGGCCGGGTGTGAGTTACCCAACGGCTGGCCCACCGATGCCCAAGGGCACGGTTGTTAATGTGTATGAGGAGCGGGCTGGCTGGCTGCGGATCGGCACAGGCCGTTGGTGTTCGGGACACAGCGCGTATGTGGAGAGGATCACACCGCCAGCACCGCTGACGCTTGAAGAACGGGTTGAGCGGTTAGAAAAGGCGGTGTTCAAGTGAGCGGCATCTACAGGATGAACCGCACCAATGCCAGCGTCTACAAGATTATCCCGGATGCGCTGATTAACATTGCTGCAAGTGGAGGGGGTGGGGCAACTCCTCAGCAGGTGTGGGAGTATGCCACGCGCACGCTGACCCAATCCGCAACGGAGGTGGTGGCAGCGGTGACGGGGTCCAGCATCACGCAGGTAAGGGGTAACACGTGGAATTTCACGTTGCCTAACATCTCGTTAGGTGGGGACAAGATCCAGTTTGTCTTAAAGAGATCAACCGGATCCAGCGATGACAACGCAATCCTGTTTATCGACAGTGATAATGACCTGATCAGGATCAATGGACGAGAGCCAGCGGAAGGCGAGCTGGCAACCCTGATCTATGACAGTCAAGCCGAAACATTGACAATTTATGTGGAGGCGCCGGTTACTGCACAACTTCTGAGTGAGACCATCGTGTATGGCATCCAATCGATTGATACCACAACGGGAGAGGTGCGCGAGCCCTACGGCGACACGTTTGTCATCATCCCTGATGCGGTGCGAGCGACAGAGTAGACGGTGTAGAGTAGGATAATACTGAGTATGCTGACGGCTGACCAGCTGGACGTGCTACCCGATCCGATCCTGGATTTGTTTGAGCGACTGCACCTCTCAATATTGCGCGATATTGCCCGGCGCGTGGCTGGATTGGATTATCTGAGCGCGGCCTGGCAAGTGCAGCGGATGATCGAGGCAGGGTTGCTATATGAAGAAATCATCAGGCGGCTTTCTGATGCCACGGGGCAGTCAGAGCGAGTATTGCGAGAGATTTTCCAGTCGGCCGGCGTGCGAGCGATCCGCTTTGACGACCAGATCTACCGAGCAGCTGGGCTGGAGCTATTACCGCTAAACCTTTCACCACAGATGATGAACGCGTTGACGGCCGGCTTGCGTAAGACCGGCGGGCTATTATATAACCTGAGTATGACCACGGCGATCAGCGGCCAGGAGTTGTTTATCAATGCAACCGACCTAGCATATATGCAGATCTCAACCGGCGCGCTGGATTATGACACAGCGATCCGAGAGGCGGTGAAGGAAGCGGCCAGAAAAGGATTGGAGGTGATCTACTTCGAAAGTGGGCACCGCGACAAGATCGATGTCGCTACCAGGCGGGCGGTGCTGACGGGGGTTAACCAAACCGTAGGTGAGATGCAGATTGCCCGAGCCGACCAGGTGGGCAGCGACTTGGTCCAGACCACAGCGCACCTGGGTGCCCGCAACAAGGGCGATGTGCCGGAAAATCATGAAATGTGGCAAGGGCGGGTATTTACCAGGGGCACTGACCCCGCGAATACTCAGTATCCAAATTTCTTTGAGGTGACAGGGTACGGTACCGGCCCTGGCCTGATGGGCTGGAACTGCCGACACAATTTTTATCCGTATTTCAAGGGGATTTCTGAAAATTATTACACGCCAGATATCTTGACGGAGTATGCCAATAAAACGGTGACATATAATGGCCAGGAGATGAGCTATTATGATGCTACTCAGTATCAGAGAAAGATTGAGCGGGATATTCGTCAGGCAAAACGAGAAGCGGCTGCAGTAGAAGCGACCGGATTGGATGCCAGCGTAGAGCAGCGAATTGTACGAGAGCTGCAAAGCGAAATGCGAGAGTTTGTTCGCCAGACAGGATTGCGGCGGCAATACCCGCGAGAGCAGGTTTATGATTGAAATTATACGATTGAAATTATACAATTAAAGCAACTTGTAAAATCTTTGTAGACATGATATAATTTGAATTGACAATTAGATAAAATTGACTCCCAGAGTCATCTGAAGATGGCCCGGAGCGTACCAAGTGATCTGATAGCGTCCTAGAGTTAGCAGAAGCGAACCCGGACATATCACCAAGATCGGTGGTGTGCTCCGGGCTTTTTTGTTACATCGTCAGATTTTTTACATCGTCAGATTGGAACGACATCCAATCACCGTAGCGTGGGCGTTGCCACGTAAAATATTTCGAAATGGTGTAGTGAAAGGATTAGAACAGATGAAACGTGAAGATTTGAAGGCGCTGGAACTTACTGATGAAGCGATTGACGAGATCATGAAGCTGCACGGTAAGAGCGTTGAGGCCCACAAAGCCCAGCTAATGGAAGCTGAAAAGCAACGGGAAACCTTGCAGGGACAGCTTGAGGAGGCAAACAAGGCGATAGAAGGCTTCAAGGAATTGGATGTTGACGGGATCAAAGCAGCTGCCGATGACTGGAAGGCCAAGGCAGAGCAGGCCAAACAGGAAGCAGAAGCGGAGATCGCCAGGCTGAAGTTTGATCATGCACTGGAAGGCGCTTTGACAGGCGCCAAGGCCAAGAACATCAAAGCGGTGAAAGCGTTGCTGAACTTCGAAGAGTTGAAGCTATCTCACGAGGATGGGTCCATCATAGGGCTCGATAAACAGCTTGAAAAGGTGAAAGCTGATGCTGAGTATCTGTTCGAATCGGATAAACCGACCCCGACGATTGTTACTAAGGGGGAGGGCAAAAATGTACTCACTGACTCGATGGTACTCGCAGCGAGAAAGGCGGCGGGGTTACCTATCGAAGAATAATTTTTAAGGAGCTTTTAAAATGGCTAACTCGATTACCTTAGCACAAAAATTTCAACCGATTCTGGATGAAATCTATAAACTAAACGCGCTGACTGCGCGCATGGATGCACCATCAGAACCTGTGGATTTTAGCAGCGCACAGGTTGTAAAGGTATTTAAGACCTCATTGGTTGGGCTGGGCAATTATGCCCGCAATACCGGTTTTCCTGCTGGCGATGTGACCGGCACATGGGAGACCCTGACCCTGGCCAAAGATCGTGGCCGCGCCTTCAGCGTTGACGCGATGGACAATGAGGAAACAATTGGCATGGCGTTTGGCACGCTGGTGGGCGAATTCATTCGCACCATGGTTGTGCCCGAAATTGATGCCTACCGGTTCGATACCTATGCTTCATGGAGCGGGATCACCAGCCCGTCGGCGGCTGCGCTTACAACTGGCGCCGCTGTGTTGGCCGCGGTGGACGTGGCACAAGCGTCTCTGGATGGCAATGAGGTGCCCCGTGAAGGGCGGATCTTGTACTGTTCTGACAGCATCTACCACCTTTTGAAGGGTGCTTTGAGCCGGCAATGGGCCAGCGAAGGCGGTGTGAGCCGCGAGATTTTCAGCCTGGATGGGATGGAAGTCGTCATGGTGCCACAGACCCGTTTCTACAAGGGCATTACCTTGGACGCCGGTGCATCTTCGGCTGCTGGTGGCTACAGCAAGACCACAGAAACTGGTCGGGATATCAACTTCATGTTGATCCATCCTTCGGCCGTGCTGCAAGTTGCAAAACACAACCCGTTGCGGGTGTTCTCGCCTGAGACCAACCAAACGGCTGATGCCTGGCTGTTCCAGTATCGCATCTATCACGATGCGTTTGTGTATGACAACAAGCTTAAAGGCGTCTACGCACACATCAAAAACGGCTAATCTGGATTTGAGACAGTCTTAAGGAGGCTGATATGGTAATAAAAGATGTTCAAATCCATGGATGGCTGAAGGATGTCAATGACAACTTTGATGAACTGGTTGATTTCGTGTCCGACGACGTCGGCCTGGGCGCGTTGCGAGTGGCCCGCTTTGAGTTTGCAGCTGATGAGCAAGACTCGGCGGGAGCTGACAATTCAGCGATTGGTGCGCACGGGGTAGGGGTAACTTTACCAGCGAATGCGATCATCGTGGGCGGGTTTTACGATGTGAACACACCCTTCACCAGTGAAAATAACACGGCAACGGTGGCAATTCATGTGGAAGGCGCCAATGACATTGTGACGGCTACTATTGTTTCCAATGCTATTTATGGGACTAAGGGCCGCAAGGCGATTATTCCCAAGGCGAATACACCTGAGAGCACAAGCGTGAAGACAACCGAGGCGCGGGAGATCACCTGCACTGTAGCTGTGCAAGCGCTGGAAACCGGCAAGCTAACTGGCTATCTATATTTTGTGGAAGGGTTGGTTAGCGAGGATCTGCCCGGTTCGTAATTTGAACTATTTAATGACAATCGGAGCGCGCTATGGCTGTTTATGCGAATTTTGATTTTTATATAGAGACATTTGGCGGAACAGCCATAGCCGCGGCCGATTTTAATGCTTTGATGATCCAAGCGAGCCGTGAGATCGATTACTTGACATTTGACCGAGCGAGCGCGGTCGTTGAGGCCAACACCGATACTGACACGATTGAAGCGATCAAGATGGCAACTTGTGCAGTAGCCGAAACGATCCAGGCAATCAATGACCGATCTGACCAGATCCAAAGCGAAAAGGTTGGCAGCCATTCGGTAACCTACACACCCACTCCCAGCAATTCTCTCTCTAATGACGGCCGGATGAGCCTGGCAGCCAAGCGCTATCTGGCAAAGACTGGCCTGATGTACAGGGGATTCAACTCTGGTGAATATGCAGGGTATGCAGGGGCTGTTTCTGAAGAGGATCTTTAATGCAAACCAATACGGACCTGACGCTTTACAGCCGGTCGGTATCCGGCGGGGTTGAAAGCTGGACCCGCTCAGTGATTGAAAATGTGCACTGGGAGAATCGTAAGGCGGCTAATGTGCTAACCTCTGGCCTGATTGATGCTAACGCGGTTGACGTTTATATCCCGCTGCATGGACGCTCGGAGACAATTTCAATTAAACCCGGGGATGTGATTGCAGAGGGTATCGTAACCAGGCAGATTAATACTGAGTATACGATGAGCAATTTGCGCAAGGATTATGCGGACGTGGTCACGGTGAAAAGCGTTGATCGGTATAACTTTGGGTCGGCCCATATGCATCACATCATGGTAGGAGCGAGCTGATGGCAAAGCGACAATTCCGGATTGAGACACCACGAGGCGAGGTCTTTCATAGTACGAATGGAAAAGCTGAGCTGAAGTGGAATACGGGCTTTGGCCCCAAGTGGTCAGGAAAGCACAGCAAAGCCCAAGAGTTTGTTGACAGTGAGGTTTTGAGGTTGTGCGAACCCTATACGCCGTTCTTAACGGGGATGTTGATCAAATCTGGCGATTTGGGTACGGAGATTGGATCGGGTGAAGTGGCCTGGATTGCGCCTTATGCCAGGTATCAGTATTATGGCAAGGTGATGGAGGGCAGCCCGCCCAAAACAGTGACCAGTCGGAACCTGCAATATCATGGCGGTGGACAGCGTGGATCATTCTGGTTCAGACGGATGAAAGAGGTCCATGGAAAGAAAATCATCGATGGCGCGGCAGAGATCCTCAGACGGGAGGGTAAATGAGCGAACTACCTGATAGCGTGATAGAGGGGATCCGTGATTATTTGCGCGCTTATACCGGGTTAAGCGATGGCGCACCGGTGTGGGTGGAATATTTAGGCAACGAACCTACTCAGTATGCGGTTTTGCCGTTGGCTGGTGGCCGGGTAATCGAGACGTATATCACCGGCAAGCGGGTGATGGAGTATCCATTTGCTTTTCGCAGCATGGAAAGCACGGCGGATGACCTGGTCCGGTTGGAGAATAACGGATTTTACGAAGCCTTTGCACAGTGGCTGGATGAACAAACCGAGGTAGGCAATTTGCCAAATTTGCCAGAGGGTATGACGGCAGAAACGATTGAGGCGCTGGGACAAGGTTTTCTGTTTCAACAGAGCAACAGTGATACCGGCGTGTACCAGGTACAGTGCCGGGTGGTTTATGAACAAGTTTAATGAATAAGATGAATTGGATTAGATAAATAATCAGATCAGGAGCAAACTATTATGACAAGTCAAAAAGTGAAACGCAGTCAGTTTAGAACCTTTATAGATGTTGATCCCGGGTATCAGGATTGGGCGCTGATCGGGGATGGCGTGACCACAGCCGAAATCGCGTATAACCCCGAGATCAGCGACGAGGTGTATATCCACCAGGACAGCGGCACAGCAGAGGTGGAGCGGTATGCGCCTAATATGCCAATTGAAGCGGTGGCGATCAACGGCGACGATGTATTTGAATATATCGACGGCCTGCGCAAGAACCGGGCAACGCTGGACGAAGCGCACACCCAGGTTGTGAATGTTTGGATGTATGAGGAAGCCACATTAGATGCTTATCCGGCAGAGCTGCAGGATGTGACCGTTGCCATTGACACCTTCGGTGGCGAGGGCGGACAGAGCGGCCGGATCACTTATACGATCCACTACCGCGGTGATCCTGTTAAAGGCGTATTTAACCCGACTACGCTAACGTTTACGCCTGACGCAGCATAAGAGGGCAACAACATGACCGAGAGCTTACGCATTGAGACCGGCGAGATCCGTCTGCTGATCAATGGGGATCCTCAGCGGGTATTGAGATTCAATCCAGATGACGTGGTGTTTGTTGAGAAGTTTTATGACCTGATGCAGGCCTTTGCTAAGCGCGAGAAGGATTTCATCAAACGGGCCGAGGCGCTGGACGCTGAAACCGAGGTGGATGAATTTGGGATCCCCGTGAACACGAAGGAGCGCCTGGCGTTTGTGCGCGAGATCTCTGAATGGCTGCGAGAGCAGATCGATGACGTGTTTGGCGAGGGAACGGCCCAGACAGTGTTTGGCGACACACATGTGATTGAAGCATATAACCAATTCTTCGATGGGATTGCGCCGTATATTCAGAAAACACGCTCTGAGAAAATGGAGCAATACAGCAAAGTGGTGCGCGAACGCAAGGAGATTGAAGATGAAAAGCGCGTGATGGAGTGAGCCCGTGAACATCCTGACCGATCGACTTCCAGAGGCGATCAGGGTGAATGGGCGTGTTTACGAGATCAACAGTGACTTTCGAGACTGCCTGCGTATCATCCTGGCCTTTGAGGACAACAGCCTGACACCGCTGGAGAAACAGATGCTGCTGATGGAAAACCTGTTCAGAGATGTTGTAAACAGCGAAGATTATCCAGAGGCGATGCAGCAAGGTGTGCGGTTTTTGGATGGCGGCGGCAAGCTGGAGGAGGATGCGGAGGGTGATAGTGGCCAGCATTTGAGGCTATACAGCTTCAGCCGGGATGCAAACCTGATTTTTGCAGCTTTTCAGCAGACACATGGCATTGATCTCCAGAATACTGAGTATCTGCATTGGTGGCAGTTCCTTACACTGTTTATGGACCTGGGCGAGAGCACCTCATTTTGTTCGCTGGTAGGCTTGCGCAAGCGGGTGAAGACCGGGAAAGCAACCAAGGAAGAGCGACAGGTAGCGCGAGAGATGGGCGCTATGTTTGAAGTACCGGAGCTGGATACTCGCAGTCTGGCAGAAAAGATCCAGGATCGCGAATTTGTGAAACAGGTGCAGGAGGCCCGAAAGCAAAAACGGGCGGCACGCGAGCAAAAGGAGCCATCCGATGGGTAGCAGGTATGATGGTGAAATCAGAATCGATACGGGGATCGATGAAAAAGGTTTTAATCGGGGAATAAAGAATTTAGGGGGGCAAGTTAAAGATCTGGGCATGAGTATGGCCGTTTCAGTTAGCAGAGCTTTGACCAGTTTTGTCAAGACCGTGTCGGTGATTAGTTTGATGATATTCGCCGTCAAAAAACTGGTTAATAGCATAAAAAACTCTGTCAATTCGATTATACAAGCCGGCCAGAGAACCGAGGCCTTGAAGGCCGATTTTGACGCGTTGCGGGTGTCGGTTAGAAATGCATTTACCCCATTACTGAGTGTAGCACTGCCACTGCTGCAACAGGTAGCGCAATGGCTGACCAAGATATTTAATATCATTGGCATGGTGATCGGTGCACTTACCGGCCAGACCAAGGTGATGCGAGCCACGGCATCCGCAACAGGTGACGCGGCCGGCGGTGCAGGTAAGCTGGCAAAGAATACCAAAGAGGCGGAAAAAGCGGCAAAGGGCACCCTGGCAGCGTTTGACGAGATCAATGTGCTGGATATTGAAGAGCCGATATCAGATGAGGATTTTGGTGGTGGAGGCGGTGCAGGAGCGGGATTGGGCGAGTTTGAAATGGTTGAAATCGACAGCCAAATCTTGGGGTGGGTGAATAAGGTGAAAGAGTTCCTGGAGCCACTTAAAGAACCACTGCAGGGATTGTGGGACGCCCTAAAAGGGTTATGGGACGCAGCCAAAGAAGCCTTTGAGCCATGGGTAGAAGGCTTGAAAGAATCGGGAATTGCTGAATTCTTACGGGATGTATTAATTGTTATTATCGAGCGGTTGACTGAGCGTGTTGAGGAATTAACAGAGTGGATCAATAATAACCAGGAGGCATTTCGCATTTTGACTGTTGTTTTAGCGGCTGTGGGTGTGGCGCTGTTGCTGATTTTATCCCCGGCGCTGGCAATCAAATTGCTGATTGCAGCGATCATAATTTTGTTGATAGCGCTAATTGCCTATTGGCCAGAGGTGAAAGAGGCAGCCGTCAAAGCTTGGGAGGCAATCAGGGATTGGGCCATTAGGGCCTGGGAAAATATCAAAGAGACCTGGCAAAATGTTAAGACCTGGTTTGTTGAAAAGGTGTGGCAGCCGCTGGTTGATGGGGCAGCTAATATTTTAAACAGCATTGGCAGGTTTTTCACCAATTTATGGAACAATGTCACAGCCTGGTCAGCAAATGCGATCAACAACGTCATTAATTTCTTTGTAAATTTATATAACAGCGCTGCAAATATTATTAATGGCATCGGACAATTTTTTGCCAATTTATGGAACAACTTGATCGCCGGCTGGCAAAATTTCTTTAGATTTATCGGCAACGGCTTCTCGCTGGCTTTCAATGGCGTGATATCCGTTGTGAAGGGTGCCATCAATCTTATTATTGGGTTTATCAACGCTATGATGTCAGCGATTGCATCTGGGATCAACGTGGTAATCAATGCGCTGAACAAGCTGAATTTTACGGTCCCAAACTGGGTGCCAGTGTTTGGTGGCAACAGCTGGGGATTTAATATTACATCGATTGCAGCACCGCGGATCCCACTGCTGGCCCAAGGCGCGGTGATCCCGCCAAACAGCCAATTTTTGGCCGTGATGGGCGATCAGCGGGCGGGTCGGAATATTGAGACACCGGAGGGCCTGATGCGACAGATTATTCGTGAGGAACTGGAAAGCATGGATTTGGGAGAGCAAGAGATCACGATTAACTTTGCTGGCAACCTGGGCGCATTAGTACGAGAACTGCGACCATATATCGAAAAAGAAAATGTGCGAGTGGGCCGCAGTATGATTCGGGGAGTTGTGCGATGAGTAATCTTATCACTATCGACGGTACTCAGTATGATGTGCCTATAGTTAGCATGAAGCGAACAGCTGAAAGCCTGTATAAATTTGCTGAACGTACGGTAGACGGGGTGTTGCACAGTGAAATAATCGGAGTGTATTTTAATTATCAGCTGGTTTTCGGAAAGAGTGGCGGCAACCAGGCGGCATACGCTGCATTATTTTCCAAACTAACCGAGCCTACTGAGTATCATACGGTGATAGTGCCTGATGAGAGCGGAGACCATGAATTTGTATGCTATTTCTCAAACATCAAAGACACTTTCGCTCGGGTTAAGGGATCAAACCGGTACATTGAGGGCTTGTCTGTGAATATTATTGCCCGTGCCCCGGCAAGGACATGATGGCAAAAATATGATGGCAAGGACATAATGACAAAGACACATCCAAAGATCATTATCAGTCTAAGTTTGACTGAAGAAGCTATTTTTGTAGATACTGATATTATTTCTGCACGTGTGGTGCAGGAGGTCAACCCAATTTCTGGCGAATTACCTGTTAACACTTTAACTTTTTCAATTTATACCACTGAAACAGCCTATAGCATGTTTGCAAGAGGTGAATTTCAGGACCGGCTGTCGCGCCGGATGCCTGTGATGTGTTACGAATATGTGAATGATGTACCCCACCTGATTGGTAAATTTTATTTGGATGAGTGGCGGAATGTATCCGAATGGGAGTTCGAGTTTACAGCTGTTGATCTAATTGGTTTGCTCGAACGAGAAATATTTAATGGGGCGTTTTATTCTACAGCCACTTCTGTCAACGCCATACTCGCTGACTTTTTGCCGGATGTTCTTGGTGCAGATTATGTTGTTGATATCGATATTGGGGCAAAGATGTTGACGGGTTGGATTGAGCCGGGGTCATATCGGGACGCGTTGAGACAGGTTCTTTTTGCGGCGCAAGGAGCAGCAGTAACGGCAAAAACCGACATACTTCAGATTGTTAGAACTCGCTACCCGATCAATGATACAGAATTTGATTACTTAATTAATAATACTCAGATTATTCAAGGCCGAGAAGTTGAATTGTTGCCAATGGTCACCAGTGTAGAGTTTACCGTTCACACTTGGAATGCTAGTGATTTGGCTGAGAACTTATTTGAAGGAGAGGTGGAAGCAGGATTTTATCGGATAACATTTGACAAACCTTATTATGGTTATGAGGTAACTGGTGTTTCTAATAGTTTCGAGTCAGGGGCGAATTGGATTAACATAACCGTAACCTCGTCCGGGACTATGGTGGTGACTGGAAAACCATATATTGATTCGGCTGTTGTTAAAGCGTTTGAAAATCCATTTTCAGACGAGGACGATAAAAGAAATGATTTGAGTGTTGAGAAGGCTTATCTGATTGATCCTGCTTACGGGTCATCGGGTGTCATTGAAGACACTATGACTTATTTTTTGCAAAGGCACACACAGCGGTTTGCTGTTTATGGCGAGGATACATTGGGTGTTGCCTTGATGGACATGCCCGTGGTTACCACACTTTATGATACTGAAATCCGGGGATTGATTGAAAAGATTACGCTCGATTTAACTGGAGGTTTTCGGGCCGACATTGAAGTTGTAGGTATCGAGCACATTTTATATTATATTTATATCGGCACCGAGGATGAGGCATATGCATTGGCCACTGAAGACGGTATCGGATTAATTATACAAAGATAATCGCACAAAGATAGTTACACAAAGATAGGAGCAAATATGGCTGACCCGATTGTTAAGAAAATATCCGAATTGCAAGAGATGATTGACGCGTTGGCAGCGGATGATCTGATTGCATATGTAGATGTTAGTGAGTTATTAGCAGCAAACAGGACAAAGCATTTAAAGATAGGGAATCTTAAGCTGCTATCAGCATCTCAACTTACTGACGGAATTGTGACAGAACCAAAGATAGCCGACGGTGCGGTAACAGAGACAAAAATAGGCTCAGGCGCTGTGACCGGCGGAAAAATTGCAACGGGCGCGGTAACGAATGCAAAATTAGGTTCGAGCGCCGTGACCGATGCTAAAATTGCAAACAACACAATCACGGCTAATAAATTGGCAAACGATACCAATCGAATAGTAGCAGTTACGGCTAAGAGTGGTGACCAGACAATTTCGGCTGGTACCACTGTTTTGTTGACTGGATGGTCAAATCAAGTAGCTATAGGAGTCACCTGGGATGGTGCAAATAATCGTTATATTATTCAGCGATCAGGCACTTATCTGGTTTATCTCAACGGTATTATTTCGACACCTCACGATGTGAGCGGTCTTGTAATGCTGACAAGGGGAGGTACCACGATATGGGTGGGGGATCAAAATATCACAGGTAGAACAACGCCGACCAGATTCTCGTGTTCAGCGATTTACGTGACTGAAGCCGGCGATATCCTCAGACCTTGGATACAAAATAATGAAGGAGCTACAGGAATTACTGTGAAAGCGTCTTTAACTTATAGTGGAGCAATTCTTTATACTCAGTTTAGCTTGTGTAGGATTAACTAACTATGAAGGAGCAATCAAAAATGGAAAGCAAACAGGTTGAGTGTAATTTTTGCCCTTTCGCAGATAGGAAGAGAGGTGTCGTTGACGGGATCGGGATTTGTCTAATATTAGAACGTATCGGTAAGCCTCATAAGATTCGTGATTGGGCAAGCACGTTAAACGATTGCCCTTTGGTTGAGACTGAAGAAAGTTCTGCCGGGGCGGAACAGATGCTTAGTTAGGTACTGAAAGTTAGGTACTAAAATGAATGAATTCGGTTTGGAAAATATTAAAAAGAGGTTGCGTGATCTCGAAGCTTCTATTGGAGTTTGGCAATCCTGGACACCGGCACTAACAGGGTTTTCAGCCCTGCCGGCAATTATTGAGGCCCGTTATTGTTTGTTTGGCAAATTATGTTATGCTGTGTTCAGGTCCAGCGCTGGCACCTCAGATTCGACGACTTTCAGGGTTCCAGCGCCATTGACCTGCGCGGCGGGTGCACCTCGAACTTTCAATAGTTTGGGATTTTACAATAGCGGTGCAGTCACACGATACGGATATGGGTATGTGAGGATAATGCCGGGCGAAGATATATTCGTGCTAGTGCCCGGTGAAAGCACGGCTTGGGCTAGCAGCGGAGACAAGGCTGCTGCATTTCAGATTTTTTACGAGGTAGAGTGATGATAAAGGGTAAGGGTATTTACATCTGACGCAAGCGACGCGGGCTTAGTATCTGGCAATTGAACAGCGACCAACCGAGTAAGGATATAGATATATATGAAATTCACCAGACAGAGCGCAGTCACATTTACGCTGGAAATCCCTGCAAATTCAACACACCATCAGAGCATCATGTTGACCAGCGATGTGCATTTTGACAGCTCGCTATGTGACCTTAAACGGTTTGGCGAACACTTACAATTAGCGAATGAAGAGAAAGCCCCTGTATTGATCGCAGGGGATTTTTATGATGCCATGCAAGGCAGAGATGACCCAAGACGATCACCAGAGGATTTAAAAGAAAAATACCGGGTATCCAGCTATTTTGATGCGCTCGTTCAGGACGCCAGTACCTATCTAAGACAATATTCCGACGTGCCCCTATGGATTTTCGGCATGGGGAATCATGAGAGTAAGGTGCTGGAGAAGATCAACACAAACTTGCTTGAACGTCTGGCTTATGATATGCGCCTGCAAAGACATAATGCAGAGGCTTGTGGATATTATGGCTACATAAAAATAATTTTCAACTACGCTAAGGGCGGTGACAAACCCTGCCGCCGCCTGTATTTTCATCACGGGACCGGCGGGGGTGCGCCCGTCACAAAAGGTGTAATTCATGTCAATAGACAGGCTACATGGTTGACTGCTCCTGATATTGTGCTGAATGGTCATGATCACAACTCCTGGTGGATGCCGCAACCTGTAGAACGAATTAATGATAAAACCAATCTGCCTTATACCGATGCTGTGCATTTCTTTAGAACACCTGGTTATAAAAATCCACCTGGCGAAGCATTACAATCTTATGGTTTTGCCGCTGAAAAACATCGTGCACCAACCTTAAAGGGTTGCATATTCCTGGACCTGACTTATCACAAAGGCAGGGATGTGCCGATAGAAATTGAGCACAGAGTAAAAATAGCAGGATGAAAATAGCAGGATAAAAATAGCATGAACAGACACTCTTTAATTACTGAGTATGATAAGTATTTCAAAGACAATCCTACAAAGTGGGCCAATAAAACTGGGCTGAGACGCGACCGTCTGGCGGCCGGCATTATTACTGAGTATATCAACAAACCCAAACGCATTGTAGACGTGGGTTGTGGAAATGGTCATACCCTGAAACATTTTGGGCGAGTGTATCCAGAAGCAAAATTATATGGTCTGGATATTTCGCCTGTTGCTTGCAAGCTAGCCAGCTTGAATGTGAGGAGGGCAACGATTGCAACAGGGTTTGTAGAGGATTTTGAGTTTGGATCCACATTTGATCTAATCTTGTGTATGGGTGTGGCAGAGCACTTCCAAAATATTGAACTTGGTTTGAGAGCCATGAAGCGATTACTGAGTAAAAAGGGGGTGCTGTACCTGGAGGCGCCGAATAATTTGAATTATTCTGTGGGTGAAGCGGGCTATCGCCGCTTATCGGTTGGGTCACGACAAATGGAATGGCACTTGAGCCGGCTGGTTTGGGAGGATATCATTCGGTTGTGTGGGTTTGAAATCATACGAGCCGAAAAAGGTGATCATCCTGCATGGGAATTTGTGTGGATGCTAAAATGAAATTTTTTGTATCTGCGCATCAACACAAGGGTAGACCATATCATGCCGCTCTAAAAGCCGCAGGACATATATCCCTGGCGCGACATGCTGATGTGGCGCTGTATGACCGAGAGTGGTATGTCCATATCGCGCCCAGGTTACGGCCGATTGTGCAGGAGCTGGTGGATCGAGGTGCTGTGATTATGATCTATCCACATTCGGCACTGCCGCCCTGGTGGTATGATGGTGACGTAAAAGTTCATCCGTGTGTAAGCTGTGTCTTTGTGATTGGAAAAGGCCAAAAGGAAGCGATGAAAACTATTGATCCGGCGGCCCGAGTTGAGATCACAGGCTGGCCCTGGAGTGCACAGAAGCCCTTTAGAGCGCCAGAGGAAGTGAAACGGATACTCTTTGCACCCATTCATCCAGCAGGTGGCAGGCTGCGCTCTGAGGCGGTCCAGGCAAATAAAGATATCTATCGTGAGTTAAAGCGGACCCAGGCCGAATTGAAATGCAAGGTTACGGTGCGGTATATTCACGAGTTGGAATTGCAGGGCCTGCGGCCATATAGTCGATTTGAGTGGATCGAGGGCCGTCCGGATGGGTCCACGAAAGAAATTGATCAGGCCGATGTAGTAATTGCCGAGGGCACTTTTTTATATTTGTCTGTGGCTCGAGGCAAACCGACAATCGGGATCAATCAACATATTCCGGTTAGGCCAAATAAGCCATCTGGCACACTCAAAGAGGCCCCGGCCAATTGGGAGAAATATGGCCCAGAGATCGCCTACCCGATTAATTTTGGCTCTAAACCATTGTTGGATTTGATAGAGTTAGCAACGAACGGAGAACAAAGCGAGTGGCGCAATCAGTTTATTGGTAAAAGCCTTGATCCACACAAGTTCAGCGCAATGGTGGAAGATATTTGGAGAGAGAGCAGTCCGAAATAATACTCAGTATTGTGATATAATTTAGATAGTTGGGCCCGACAGGTTTCGGTCTTTGTGTGTGGCTGCATAAGCGGTTGCCATGAGGCTTACGGGGGTTCGACTCCCCCCGGGTCCATAATAAATAAATCATATGATCTGCCCCATATATCAATAATTATGGTATAATAGGGTTAGTAGGTCCTCAGGTCCTAAGTTGGTGATGCTCTGTGAGAGAAAGAGCATATGCGGGTTAGGGATTGACCACCCATACCGCGCTACCCACCGGCGAGGGTAAAAACCGCCCTGTTGGTCGAACAGGTTGGCACGAGCCGTAAAACAGCGCCGGAGAGCATCACCCAAACAGCCCTTATAGCTCAACGGATAGAGCGTCACACTTCTAATGTGCAGGTTGCGGGTTCGAGTCCTGCTAAGGGTATGCTCTTGGTTGAAATTGTGATATAATATATTTAATCCGTTCCTCAACGCGGAGGTGGAAGTCCACTGGGACTTCGGCGAAGTTTCCTGCTTCTTTCAGAAAAAAGCAGGTGGTGGAGGGTGCTAGTCTGTCTAGCTCCTGCCCCGTCTTTCGCCTTCCTTAGACGTTAAAAAATTGGAGGCTACATAGAAAGGCAAGTGGTCCCCATTCCTACTTGCCTTTCGTTTTAAACTAAAGGGAGTCTCTTTCGAGGTTCCCCCTTTCTTTTATTTCCAAGCTATCGTTTTACTTCAGCCATTATAAAGTTGGCCATGATAAAGAAATTATGACTTTTTAAGGTTAATTCCTTCAATTACCCTTGACTTTATGTTATTGCTATGATAATATATTATTATACCGACAAACAGGAGAACCAATGACCACATCAATACAGAAGATTGTTTCAAGTTATAGAAAACAAAGAAATTTATCTTTACGCGAATTTGCAAGAGAACTGTCCGAAGGTTTGAACAAAGAAGAACAGGTAACATATGAAACCATCCGCAATTGGGAGAGGGGGGAATATAAGCCAAATTTCCCATTATTGATGACACTTGTAATGAAAACAAGGGATTGGCGGATGGATTTTGGTTTTGACATCCTATCAGCGATGCGCCCGGAATTTTATGAGCCAATGACGCAGATCGGGTGGGATGCGAAAAAATCCATAGAACAAGAACAAGAAAAGGAGAAGAGATGAAAAAAAAGATATTGGCGGTAGGAAGGATTACAGGGCAGGAGATAGAGCCTTCACCGTATACCGGCGCACATGTGGCGCTAATCAATGATGAGACCTTTTGCGTCATTGCGCCCAATAAGCGCTGGACAGGCATGCTGGAACACCTTGACATGAGCAAGTTGAGCTGTCCAATTGTTATTACCACCAGTATCGATGCGAAAAATACTTTTGACCGCCTGTTGAAATCTTTTGTAACGATTGAAGGCATTCATGACTTAACCCTATTCCTGCATCAGATGGAAAAAATCGGCGGGAATGTGGTTCGCCCGGAATCGTTTGCGGGACTGTAATCTTTTACTCAGTATAAAGAGAGATTCTCAGACCAATCCATTTTATGGCCTGTACCAAACAAGAAAATGACGATTTGAATTTAGATAAGACAGACAAAAAGGAGATCCAATTATGACACAACAGTTCGTCAACGATCCATTTGCTTTAGCAGAGGATCCCCAAGAGATCAAGTACGTAAATGAATACTACGGCGAGGTAGGACTAGACGTATGGTTCTGCGTACTTGAAAAAGGTGTTGGCAAGGTGCCCTTTGATCAGAACCAGCATCCGATCGATCGGCGTCTAACGGCAATCACGATGGGCATCATCCCGGTGCCGGCTTCGGGGTTGCAATTTAACATAGACCGAGATTATATCGCAGAGTTCAGAGACTGGAACGCAATCACGCTTCCATCGTTGAAGGCGCTGGGCGTTTCGCTACGGGAGCTGGACGGAAAATATGCCCGTGTGAAGATGACCGAAACGGGTGAAACGTATACCAATAGCCGGGGCGAGACCAAGGAAAAGACCGTTTTTGAATTTCTCGAGATTTACGAATCACTTGAGGCATGTGAAGCGGCATATGAAGCCCGCGGCGGTAACAGTGGGGGCAACCAAACCGCTCAAAAGGTTGCTAATGCACCCAGTACACCCAGCGATGGCAGCAAAGAGCGGGATGCGGCCGAGAAATTCCTCAAAGTGGCTGTGCAAAATGCCTGCCGTGGGAAGAGCGATCTGGAGGAAGCGCGCCAGGCCGTGGCAGAACAAATTGCTAAAATGCCCATGATCAATAAGTATTTCACCGTGGATAGCCCGGAAACTATGAACTTCATGGCTGAAGTGATGGCGCCATTTTAGTAAGAGGCCATAAAAGGATTGATGTGAAAAGCAGCTCTCATGGTTTAGCCGGAAAAACGGTCGGTTTGTACCCGACAATCGCAGGTTCGAATCCTGCTGAGAGCTTTAGCGATCTCCCTGGGCTTGCCGGCCCAACGGCAAGGGAGTGCAGCCCGGAACCCTGAAAAATCGGGAAACAGCTAAGTGGGGTGACCGCTGGGAGAGACCAGCCTTAACACGAAAAGCCCCGGATGGCATTAATCGTTCAAATTTACACCCATCCGGGGCGCCCCAGTGAAATTAATTTGCCGAGATTGGTTTACAGATTGATTTCAGTGGGGCGCCAGTGGCGAAGGCGCCGCATTTTCTTCCCTCCTTTCTTACGGGGGTCGCTTGTGAGAGGCAGGCGGCCCCCAAAGGGAAGCCACAAACGGAGTTAGCTGTTATGGCATTATCTGCAATTATGATCGATACCCGAGAACCAGATTGGGTGCAAAACCTGACCTTTGGCGGTATCCCAACCAGCGTGCAGATGCTGGACCAGGGGGATTTGATGGCTGTCACGGAAGATGACCATCTAATCCTGGTAGAGCGGAAGACCCCGGACGATTTTCTAAATTCCCTCAAACAAGACCGGCTGATGTTACAACTGGCCAACATGCTGACGGTAACGCGTTGGTCGTACCTGATAATCACCGGCGAATTCAAGCTGGGTATAAACGGAGAGGTGGTCACCGACCGAGTGACGGGATGGAATTGGGATGCAGTCCAAGGAGCAATACTCAGTATTCAGGAGCTGGGCGTTTTTGTGGTCCAGTGCAAAGGGGATGATGACTATGAGGATGCTGTAATTCGCCTTGGCAATCGGGATCGTTCAGAGGTGATGCCTATTCCCCCGGCTAAACAACCCCACGTATACAGCCCTTCGGAGGCGATTATTGCCTCGTTACCCGGGATTGGATACAAGCGTTTGAAGAAAGTATTGGATCAGTCTATGGGCAGCCCCGCCTGGGCGCTGGCATTGCTTACCAATCTTGATGAGGTGGAGCGGTTCCCGGGCGTGCCCTATGGAGATCGACAGCGGATCCGTAATATTTTGGGATTGAAAGTGGATGAAATTTTAGCAATCAATACCAGAGATTTGTAACAAAAGGAGATTTGAAATGACCGAGATGATCCCCCTGGCAGTTGCAGTGATTATGCTGGCCGTTATAGCCAGCTTAATAACCTATATCGAGATGAAATAGATTCAAGAGGATAAGGCAAATGAAAAAGGAGACACAATGAAAGAAAAGAACACCATTACAACGAGTGATATACAGGAAAGGATAGAAACTGCACCGATCACTATTTCACAAGCCGAAGGAACGCCGGGCAACCGTGAGATGAGCCTGGGCGTGTGGCATATGATCAACACCGTCGCGAACGATGTTTATCGCAGCCGGCTGTTCCCCGTGAACAGTCCCCAACAAGCCGCGGCGATCATGCTTAAGGGCTACGAGATCGGCCTTGGCTTGATGGCGTCCTTTGAATTTGTGCAGGTTGTGAAGGGTAACGTGGGTCTTTCGCCCAAAGGCGCCCTGGCCATGCTGCACAATAGCCCCAAGATTGAAGATCTAAAAATTACCCGGTTGACTGACGAGAAGAACAAATTCATCGGCTACCAATGTTACATAAAGCGCGCCGACAACGGCTTTGAACATACTGAGCGGTGGACCCTGGAAGATGCAGTCACAGCCGGCCTGATGAAACCGGACAGCAACTGGGAAAAGTACCCTGAAAACATGTGCAAGTGGCGCGCAATTGGCTTCTGTGCGGATGTGGTAGCGCCTGACGTGACCGCCGGCATGGTGGATTTTTTAATCAGGCCAGAACAATTTGACATGCATGTAGATGACGAAGGCAACATTATTGAGGGAACACATCGCAATGTTGACGAAACCGATTCCACCGTGACTATTACCTTGGAGGAGCTGCTGGATCAATACTCAGCGGAAGCCATTTTACAAGCCAACGGCGGCACCATTCCAGGCACCAACGACGAATTAGAACGGGTGGCTAATCAATTGATCAGAGAAGCCCAGGAAAACGGGAACTAACATGGAAATTAATCATCTTTCTTACAGCTCGATCAGCTCATATTTGATGTGCGCGGCGGCTTGGAAATTTCACTATATTGATAAGGTTCCCGTACCAACTTCATCAGCCCTGGTATTTGGATCTGCATTTCATAACACGCTTGAAAGCTGGTTGGGCGGTAAAGCCGATTCGCTGACGGAAGCCTGGTCTGCAGAGTGGAAGAAACAGACCGAGGGTCAAAACATTGATTGGGGCACCGACATCCCTGAAGAATTGTTCAATAAAGGTGTGGACATCATCACCAACGAGAAAATCCTGGAAGAGCTGCAGAACACATTTTTCACCCAAGCCGAGATGCCCGTGGTGGAGCTGAAGGTGGAACTCAGTATTCCTTCGGTTCCGGTGCCGGTGATTGGGTATATCGACATTATCACGGCCGACAAAGTGCCGGGGGACTTCAAAACCTCAAGCCGCTCGTGGACGCCAGACAAAGCCCTGGATGAAACGCAGCCGCTGTTTTATTTGGCGGCAATGAACCAGATGGGCTATCCGGTGGACGGCTGGCGCTTCCGGCATTATGTGTTTGTGAAGACCAAGACGCCCAAGCTACAGGTATTTGAGCATGTGCACAACCCGGGACAAATCTTATGGCTGTTTGGGATGATCCAGAAGGTTTGGAAGGGCATCTCCTGCGGTGTATTCCCTGAGAACCCTGGCACTTGGAAGTGTACGCCGAGATTCTGTGAGTATTGGGGTATGTGCAGAGGTAAATAATCATGAAACAATCCTGGCTGTTTCAAGACCTGAAACAAGCGAACACCTGTTCTATCAGTTTTGACGGGGCGAGCCTGGTGTTTGAGACGCCATACAATCCCGGGCTGGTGGCGCAGCTGAAAGCGCTGATCCCCTACAGCGACCGACGTTGGGATCCGGATCGCAAAGCCTGGCTGGTGGCGCCATCTCACGGCCCAACACTGCAAAAACTATGTGATCAGTATTTTGATGAAATTGTTGACCTGCCAAACACAAGCGGGACTCAGCCCGAGGAGGTATTACAAGTTTTTGAAGTGCGCTACATCGGGCAAACCAAAGACAGGGGGGATGCAGAGCGCTCGGCATTCGGGTTGGTGAATGGCGAATGGCGGATAATTTTTCCAGAAAGCGTACTGCGGGCATGGTTTGAGGTGGATCCGGCCGCTCCAAGCCAAGGGGACACGCTCTATTCTGTGTTAGGCGCTCGGAAAACGGCCACAGCGGAGGAAATCAAGAGCGCCTTTCGCAGAATGGCCCGGCAGTGGCACCCCGACGTATGCTCAGAGCCGAACGCCAAAGAGGTGTTCCAACAGATCAATAAAGCATATCAAATACTGAGTGATCCTGAGAAACGGATGCGCTATGATGCTGGTCTGGCGCTAGAAGAGACCTGGAAAGCACAAAACCATATGTCTCAAAACCCCAGGGATCAATTTTCAGCGGTGGCTGCTGGTTACCGATCGCCGCTGCGCTGCGGGTGGATCATGGTCAGGGGGATCGAGGTGCTCGGCCGGTTTGAAGTGCAGGAAATCCTGGACTGGCAGGACATCAGCAACGACCAGGGCCAGGTGCTGGTGGCGTCGTGGTCTTATGGAGATAAACAGCCTACGGAGAGGTGGATATAAATGTCGAGAGGAAGAAAGGCCGAACACGGCTTTGAATGTGTCGGGTTTTTATTTATAACCGGCCGGCCAAATTTCACTGATCCAGATGATTATCTGGATTACAAAAACATGTTGTGGACCAAAGAGGCGCTGGAATACGACCTTGAGCGTGGTGTAATGCCGCCCGGGATGCTGATCAAAGCAAGCAACAGCACTCGGGTTGGAGTTGTGGTCGGCAATTACAACGAAAGACAGAAGGTTGAAATTTTGGGCGATTTATTAACTGTAAACAAAGAAATGGGCACTAAATTGTAAATGTAAAAACTAGAAAGCGAGGGTTGAGATGAAAAAGAATAATCGAGACAAACGCAATCGGGACAAACGCAATCAAGACAAACAAATGATGAACCTTGTTTTTTGGATCACCCTTGCTGTTGGATTGGTCGCGCTGGTATTTTTATTGGCTGATGTGATGACTTGCTTAGTGTTTTAGTAATTAACGGATTTGAAAAGTGACTGATTATTATGAGTATATGAAGTCGTCAGAGTGGCGCAAAAAGCGTGAGTTGAGATTGAGACTAGACAATTATCGCTGTCGATTGTGTGACAGCAAAGAAAGATTGGAGGTGCATCACAGACCATCAAGCTATTCAAAAATTCCAAACGAGAGTGCGGAAGATGACCTGATAACGATTTGTAAACATTGTCACGACTTGGTGACAAACAAAATCCGCAAATCAAGATATAAGAAGCGGACAATTGAACCTAAAAAATTAGAAAAAACGAAAGTATCAAGAAAGGAATTGAGCCATGGCATGGCAAACATTGAAATATCGTCTGAAATCAGATTGCCCTATGATCCAACACAACGGACAAACGGCGGATCCATCAAACAAGTTTTCACGATCGATGAAGGAGATTACATCCAAACGAAACAAAACAGACGCGGACTATGAAGAGCTTGCGCGCATTGAATTTATGGCTGGTCTTTATATGTCTAGTGATGGGCCGATAATACCATCTTATGTTATTGATGCAATGATCGTAAATGCCGCTAAAAAACTTCGTCAGGGTCCAAAGGCAAAATCGGCTTGTTTTTGTTTTGAACATTCTTTGATGGAATATGAAGGCCCTAAAGACTTTGAAGGTTTATGGGAAAGCGAGGATTTTCGTTTTAGTTCGATTGTTAGAGTGCAATCTTCGAGAGTGGCAAGGATGCGTCCGATTTTCAATAAATGGGAAGCAACCGTTGTTCTTCAAATTGAAGACACACTTATTAACGTTCGTGATGTTGATGAATGGATGAGTATTGCAGGCACGCAGGTTGGTATTGGTGATTGGCGTCCTCAGTATGGACGTTTTACAGCCGAAAGGCTGAATGGGAAATGAAATGAGGACGGGCGCGGTTAGGTGAGGTAAGGTGCGGCGGTGTGTGTTCCGGAGGGGCGGGGCGGGATGCGGTGAGATAATGTCTGGAATGGTTAGGCGAGGAATGGTGAGGAGAAATACATCCATGAAAAGCACACACCCGGGTGCAAGTCCCGGGCATGGATTTGGGATGAGGCAGGGTGAGATGCGGTGCGGAATGGCATGGTCTGGCAGAGTATGGTGCGATGAGGCACGGTTTGGTATGCCGGGTCTGGCCGAGGCGCGATGTGGCATGGTGAGGTTATGACTACTTATTGTTTTTTAGTTTTCAAAGGAGAAGAATTATGAGCAACATAATGCAATCTAATGATTCTCTGGTTATAGGCAGTCTTCTGGATATGGCTCAAAAGAATGGCCAATCGCTTGCCGAGAGCTTTCTCGGCTGCGATGCAATCGTCCTGGTTGACACCTCCGGCTCCATGAGCGCCACAGACAGCCGCGGCGGCCGCAGCCGATATGATGTGGCCTGTGATGAGCTGCGGGCGCTCCAGGGCAGCCTGCCAGGGAAAATCGCTGTTTTGAGTTTTTCAAACACCGTAGAATTTTGTCCCTCGGGTGTAGCTGTCTTCATGGGCAGTAATACCAACATGGAACGAGCGCTGAAATTCGCAAAGGTGGCGGATGTGCCTGGCGTGCGCTTCATCTTAATCTCAGATGGCGAACCGGACAATCCAGAAGCAACGCTGGCAGCTGCAAAAATGTATAAGAGCCGGATTGATACCATTTTTGTTGGACCGGAAAACGATCTTCATGCACGATCATTTTTAGACCGATTGGCCCAGGCCAGCGGGGGACAAACGGTAACAGCTGATCGAGCCATGGAGTTGAAAGCGGGCATTGAAACATTACTTCTAAAAGCTAAAAGCTGAGATAATTATTAATGAAAAATCAATCAGATTCACCGGCGGCGAAAACAAAGAACAATCTTTTTTCATTTCTATTAAAAAGCGGCATTCAGAAAACCGATGCGGAGCAGCTGGACGCCGCTTTTGGTGCCGAAGATGTGGTGGCTTTTATTGATGGGATGGAACAGATCGCTACAATTTTAGCCACCAAAGATCATACATCACAACTGCAAATGCCGCCCGCAGCCGAGCCCTGGCAATCCATTTACCAGATCATGGTCCAAGATATGAGCCAGAATGTGGATCCATTGAGCGCTTTCTCTGGTGCCATGGCCGCCTTTAACCATGATCGAGATCTGCAGCAAGCGATCACCAATGCAATCGGCTATCGAATGAAGATTATCCAGGATTTTGAGCGGCAAAAGGGATCTAAAAAACGTTATAAGAGCAAAGACTACCTGCTGGCACTCAAACAGCTGGGGTACTCATTTCGCATTAATGATATTAATGACAAGATCGAGGTCAACGGGACTCCGATTACAGATGAAAAGGCAAGCCAGATCCGGCAAAAGATGCGCGACGGCGGCTTTTACAGATCACACGAGGTAGAAGATACCTATGCCTGGGAAGCCTCAAAGAACCGTTACCACCCAATCAAAGCCTATCTACTCAGTATCTCTTGGGGTGGAGAGGATACTATTTCGGATCTGGCCAGTTACTTTAATGATCGCTATGGGATGTTTGCCGCCTGGCTGCGCAAGTGGCTGATCGGGGCATGTGCTAAAGTGTTTGAAGCGGAGCAAAACCCAATGCTGGTGATGGATGGTCCTCAGGGTGTTGGAAAAAGCGAATTCGCCCGCTGGCTGGCCAGGCCAATGCCAGATTATTTTATTGAGGCGGCAATCAACACCGATGACAAGGACAGTGACTTGCGCTTGATCAGCAGCTGGATCTGGGAAGTGAGCGAACTGGGTGCGACAACGCGCAAGGCGGATTATGAGGCCCTCAAAGCCTTTTTGACCACTCGAAAGGTGACCGTGCGGAAGCCGTACGGACGACATGACATCAGTAAGCCGGCCCTGGCCTCTTTCATTGGTACGATCAATAACTCAAGTGGGATTTTCTCTGACCCGACCGGAAGCCGGCGGTTCCTGGTCTCAAAAATTGTTGATATCAACTGGGATTATGCAGTGGAGATCGATCCGAATGATATATGGGCGGAAGCCATGGCAGCTTACCTGGGCGGCGAAAGCTGGAAACTGACCCGGGACGAATACACCAAATCATGTCAGATCAACGAAGATTACGATGTGGCTGACCCGATCGAGGACCTGATTAAAAAATTCTTTGACTTGGATACAACTCGGGACGACTGGTGGATTCCAACAACGGACATCCTAGCCGTGCTGCAAGACCCAATGCGCGGCGGCCTGCGGGGCACCTCTCGCGGCAACGCCATGGGCTTGGCCTCGGTGATGACCAGGCTTGGACACGAGAAAAAGAAGAGATTAAACACAATTGGACAACAAGTTTGGGGCTACACCGGCATTCAATTACATCCAAGCGGCCCATTTCCATGAAAAAGCGAGGTTGGCATAGGTTGGCACGCAGGTTGGCACGCAGGTTGGCATTAATTTTCAATTTATTATAAATAGGAAGGTGATGTTATGGAGAAAAACAACCGTAAAATTTCAATAAATACTAAAAG